TCTCGTCGGCGAGCAGCTGGGCTTGGAGACCTACACGACCCTCGACGGCTCGTGGACGGACGAGGACGGCGTACAGCATAACGCCTTTGAGGAGAACCTGACCGCAACCCGCGCCTTGATGTACGTCGACATCGCTGCCCGCCACCCGGAAAGCTTCGCACACATCAAGAACTGCGTCATCGCCTAAGATAAGATGACGACCACTAAACCAATAAGGAGGAAAACGCAATGAAACGCGAACTCATCGAAAACGTCAAGGTCGTACCCTACGCCAGCGGCGCAGTCATCGACCGCGACGGCTTCCTCTCCGGCATTTTTGCCGCGAGCGTCGGAAGCATCACCGGCTCCCCCACGGCAGCAAAACTCAAAATCGCCGTGACCGAGAGCGACACCAGCGACGGCAACTACGCCGCTTGCGCCGACCCTCGCGTCATCGTCGAAGGGACGGACGAGTGGGAAATCGACCTCGAAGCGTCCGCCCCAGCCCTCAACATCAACGTCGACCTCGACCTCGTCGGGTGCAAACGCTTTGTGAAGGTGACCGCGACGGTGACGCTTACGGGCGGCACCACCCCGGCGTCCACCAACGCATACGCCATCGCGCTCGGCGACGCGCAGGTCACACCTGTTTAAGAGGAGGACGAGAGCATGGCACGGATATACAAAAGCCCTGCTCCGTCAGTAAACAAGGCAGCGCACCCCGTCGTGGAGACCAAGACGCCCAAAGAACCCACCGCAAGCGTCGCGGAACCCACGGCGGAGGCTCCTGCCTCCACTGACGAGCCCAAGGGCAGAGGCAGACCCAAAAAGAACGACGGCGAATAACCCGCCCGGAAGAGGTGACCAACCATGAGCGACACCACGACCACGCCCGCCGTCCCGCTGGCATCGAACGCGCTGACGACGCTCGAAATGGCGAAAACCATGCTCGGCATCGCGCCGGACGACACAGACCCCCAAAGGGACGCGGTCATCACCAACCTCATCAACAGCGTGTCGGCATGGGTGGAGCGGATGACGGGGCGCAACCTTGGAAAGCAGACCTACATCCAGAAATACGTAGCCTCCGGCACACAGGAACTCGTCCTGCTTCAGTGGCCGATTATATCGGTCGAGTACGTCAGGGACACCAGCAGCGGGAACGAAATCCCCGCCGACGAGTACGACTTCAACGTGACGGGGAACATCGGCGTCCTCTACAAAGACAACGGCTGGCCGCTCCGGGGATACCGGGGCGGTCTTGCCTATGACATCATCGCGCCGATGCGCTCTCTGGAGGTCAAGTACACAGCCGGATACGTCCTGCCAAGGGACGCGACCGAGGACGACCCCAGCACCCTCCCTGCCGACCTGCAGGGCGTGGTCTGGGGCGTGGTCATGCAGGAATTCTCCACCATGCAGAACGGAGCGCAGGGCCTGTCAGCTTTCAGCATTTCCGACGTCTCGTGGACGTTCGACAAATCGCCCCGGCAGGACTGGCTCGACACCATAGGCTATTACACGCGCCTGTAAAGGAGGTGCGGAATGGCAAACAGACCGAACCACATACTGGAAGACATCGCCCGCATGAAGCGCGAAGTCGAAGCCCTCAGCCGCATGAAGATACACGTCGGCATTCAGGGTGACGAGGACAGCGAAGTCCTGATGATAGCATCCGTTCACGAATTCGGATGCACCATCAAGGTGACGCCCAAAATGAAAGCGTTCCTGCACCACATCGACATCCACCTGAAGCCCGACACGGGATACATCAACATCCCGGAGCGCAGCTTCATCAGAGCCAGCTACGACACGGGAATTCAGCCGATGGGCAAGGTCATCGAACAACTAATCCGCGAGGTGGTACGCGGCGAAAAGACCGCACAGCAAGCCGGGGACGCCATCGGAGGGATACTCGTCCAGATGACGCAGGACTTTGTCCGCGAAGGAAAAGTAAGCCCCCCGATAAGCGAAGCCGCCAAAGAACACCGCGCGTCCACGACCGACACGCCCCTGTTCGACACAGGAGCGAATATCGTCGACCGCATCACCTACAAAATCGAGGAAGGAGGATAAGATGGTCAACTTTGCAAAGCCCCAGATACCGCTCGGACTGCTCCACGACATGACGCTCGTGACGCCGGGTGGCACCCGCGACAGCGCGAACGGCGGTCAATGGAAGCCGACCCTTAACCCTGCCGCCTCGACGTTCAAGGGAGTGGTGATGCCCCTCTCCAACAAAGACCTGCAGTACCTGCCGGAAGGGACGTACACCAAGAACTCCCAAAAATTGTACACCAACGGCGCGACGGTGGCGGTCGGGGCCACATTCACCGACACCTACGACAGCGCGACCTACACGGTCAAGCAGGAACTCACACACGGGCCGGTTCACCCGATGAAGCGGTACCTCGTGGAAGCGAGAGGAGGCGCATCGCCGAAATGACATTCTTAAACGTGCGAAACACCATCGTCTCGCTGCTGGAGGAGGCCCTCGACGTCCGCGTGGTGCTTTCAGACCAAACGTCGCCTGTGCCAGACTTCCCGTTCGCCTACTACAGCGTCACAACCCCATACGCCCCGACCGGGGAGATGGGGAACTACTCCGCCGAGGAGATAGCCGGAACCACGCACCTCAAGACCAAGCGAACCGAGCAGCCGTCCGCGACATTCTCCTTTGTCTTCTGCAGCATCAACCGCTATACGAAGGACGAGGACGGAAAAGACGTCGAGCCGTTCATCTACGGAGAGGATGAAGCCCAGAGCCTCGCAGAAAGGGCGCAGGGCTTCTTTTTGCTCACGGGATACGATACCCTGTCAAACCTCGGCATCGTCGTCGTGGACATAACTAACACCACCAACCGAACCACCCTCGTCGTCGACGAGGCAGCACGACGCTACGGTTTCGACGTTCGCGTCCGATACACCCGCGAGGACATGCGGACGGACGAGACGGTCGGGAACGTAGCAGCATATTCAGAAAAGGAGTGAAAAGCAAATGCCGAAAGATGTAATTGTCGTCGTGGATATCGACGCAAAGCCGAAACCTTCCGAGGCTCTCGACATCCTCCTCGTTTCGACTGCGGGCGCGAAAGACATCGCCACCTACCGTAGCCTCGACGAGGTGCTGGCGGCGTTCCCTGCCGCTGGCGGCGTGAACCAGCGCATCTACAACAAATGCGCCGCCCTGTTCAATCAGGGCAAGACCACCCTCGCCGACACCCTCATCCGTAAAGTGAAGATTGTCGGCTTCGCCGCCCTTTCGGGCGAGACCGAAACGGCAAAGGCAACCGACCTCATCAGCAAAATCGAAACCCTGCAGGAGACCGACAACGACTGGTACGTGTTCCTCACCGACCGAGACGAGGACGAAATCGTTCAGGCTTGCGCCCAGTTTGCACAGAACAGCGAGGCGACCGAAGCTGAACTCGGCGCGGGTGCGGAAGACCACCGAAAGTTTTATTTCGGGCAGACCGACAACCCCGCGCTCGCCGGTAGCTACCGCCGCAGCGCAATCATCCTCGCAGATACCCAGCACCTCGACGAGGAGGCAGACGCCGCCTACCTCGGCAACGTCGGCCCGTTCTACCCCACGTCCGTCACGTGGAAATTCAAGACCCCACAGGGCATCACCATGCCGGACATCACGGACGCCCAACGCGACGCGCTGGAGGAGGCAAACATCAACTTCCTCACCACCGAGTACAAACGGCAGTACGTGAAGAACGGCGTCTGCTGGGACGGCGAATTCATCGACGTCCAGATGGGCGCGGACTACATCGCGTGGTACATGCGCGAGCGGCTCTATGACATCTTCCAGAACAACGCAAAGGTGCCGTACACCGACGAGGGCTTCGCAATCGTCGCATCCGGCGGCTTCGCGGCCCTCAACAGAGCGGTCGACCTCGGCATCATCGCCCGCGACCCCGAAAGCGGGGCTGGCGTCTTCACCGTCACCGTCCCTAAACGCGCAGCGGCGACGGACGACGAGGCGCGGTCTCGCCAGATGCCGGACATCGTCTGGGAGGCCCTGCTGGAGGGAGCCGTCCACAGCATCAAGGTCACGGGGACGCTTCGTGCTTCCCTGAGCGCATAAGAGAGGAGGATAAAACACTATGGCACAGCCTATGACCTATGACCCGAAGAAGGTCACCGTAGCCATCAATGGCCGCGCGATTACGGGATTTGCGAACGACGGCGTGATAACGCTGACCCACAACGAGGACATCGTGACGCCCTCGGTCGGGGCGCAGGGTGACGTGGCGTACAGCGAGAATGCGAACAACAGCGGCAACGCCGCGCTTCCGCTCATGTCCACCTCGGCATCCCTCTCCTACCTGCGCGACCTTTGCGCCAAGCGCAAAGCCCTGCAGATTTCCGTCTCGGACGCGAACAACACGGACGAGATACACGTAAACGAGGAGAACTGCCGCATCCTCAAAATGCCGGACACCCCGCGCGGGCGTGAACAAGCGACCGTAACGGTCAACGTCTTCATTCCCGACCTGAACTACAGGTAAGCGCGAGCGTGGCAGACAAACCGAAGAACTGGCGGCAGAGACCAAAATCACTAAGCGAAAGGGGCTACAGAAAGTATATGGCAAAGCAAAAAAAGGTGACCGTGCGCGGTCAAGAATTCACGCTTCAGAGCGTCAGCCCGACGTGGTATCTGGAGCAGAACGATAAGTGCGGGATGACGGGCGGCGGAAGCCGCAACACCCCCAAATACATGGACGTCATGTTCAGGAACTGCGTCATCGCCCCTGCCGAAATCGCCAGCGGCGGCATGACCTACTTCGACGAAAAGGACGATGTGAAGACGGCCATCGAGTTGCTGAAAGAAATCGAATCCTTTCTTGTCGAGTGAAAATGACCTCGGCGAGGCACACCGACGCGCCCGCCGCAACAAGGAATTCTGGTGCTTCGTTTTCGCAATGAACGGCATTTCCTACACGGAACTGAAAGCGATGGACATGGCAGAATACCGCGAGGCGGTCGAGGCGCGAATTCTCTGGCAAGAGGAATGGCACCCCAAACCCAAAGTACCCAAAATCGGCACATAGCCGCCCCTTCAATCGGAGGGGCGGCTTTTGCTTTGAAAAGGAGGTGAGGAAACATGGCGGACAGCAGAGACATGACCTACGGCATAGGCTTTCAGGCGGGCGACGCGCTCAACGTTCTCGACCAGCTGGAGCAGGGCTTCAGCCGGGTAGACCAGTCCGAACAACAGGCTCAGTCCGGCGCGGACGACTTGAGAAACGCACTCAACAACATCGGCAGCACCGCCGCGAGCGTCGCAAGCGAGGCCGGAGCCGCCGCACAGGACATCGGCGGAGCGTTCCGCGAGGCTGGCGATGAGGCTGGCGACCGCTTCCGAAAGATGGGCGCGGACGCTGACTCGTTCGGCTCGGCCTTCAGGAAGACCACTGCCGCCGCCATCAAGGACGGAAAATCCCTCGCCAAAAGCATACAGACGGGCGTCGGCGGCGCGATAGCATTCACGGAAAAGAAGTTTACCACCTTCACGAACAGCGTCAATAAAGGCGCAAAGGGTATCGGGAACGCGCTCAAACACCCAATCCAGACCATAAAGAGCAAGATGGTGGAAGCGTTCGAGAGCGCCGAGAGGGGCGCGGATGACCTCGGCAGCGAAGCCGATAAGACCGGCAACGACATAAAGGAAATGGGCGACAAGGGCGAAAAAGGCGGCAATCAAATCAAGGATGCGATGGTGGGAGCGTTTAAGGCGTTCCTCGGCATCGAAGCGGTCAAAGCGGCGGCAACCGCCCTGAAAGACTTCATCGGCAACGCGCTCGAAGCCGCCAAAGCGACCGAGAACACCGCCGCGAAGTTTGACCGCCTATTCGAGGGAACGGCTGCGGAAGAATGGGCAAACAGCTACGCTGACGCGGTACACCGAAGCACG